ATAGCGGGGGGTGGGCCTTTTTGCGGACCCTCTCCCCCCTCTTTCGAAGTTCAGAATGGACGAAATGGACGAAAGATCACGAAACTTCGCGTTCGACAACTCGATAGTTTCCAGTCAAGTTGTACTTCATGATCTCTTGAATCGCTTCATTCGTCGCTTCGAGTTGATCCGCTTCGGAGAGCTCGGTGCTGGTGGTGGTGACCCGTGCTAGGTAGGCACAGGTGTGGTAACCTTGACTCACATCAAATGCAAACCATTCGTCGAACTCATCGAAAGGATCGTAAGGATTGTCCTCAGTAGTCAGTGCTAGGCGTAGCATGGCCTATACACCTCCATTAGAGGGCTGTGGGCGGTGTTCTGAGAGCTTTCTCCTAGCCATGCAAGTACTCCTTGACTCTAGCTACTGAGATGCCCAGTGAGTCAGCGATCTGTGCCGTAGTAGCGCCGTTAGAGCGCAACGAATCGATGCGAGAGCGCTGATGAGGAGCAAGAGCAAGCTTCTGCTTGGGCAGAGCAAGGCTCTTGATGGTGTCCAGATCGGAGTTGGCCATGATCTGCTCCATCATCGAGTTCGAAATAGCACCCTTCTGGATAGCCTCCCACTCACGAGGTGTGGGGACGATCCGTGTTCCAGCTCGATTATAACCAAGCCGCTCACGGGCCGTCTTGATGGCCATGGCCTCCAGTTTGGCGCGCTCTTTCTTGCTCAGATTTGGATTTGAATCAAGTTTCTTCTGCACAACTCCTTGTGCCACAAGCTGTGCCTGCCGCTCGAGGGGCTTCTCCTTGAGGGCCCTGTTCAATTTGGCCCGGAGGGATGAAACCTCAGGGGCGTATGCTTTGGCAGCACGGGGGTTTCTCTTGATGGAGGGAGTAGACAATGCACGCTTCCTGCAATCGTTGGCCATGGCCTTCAACTCATTGGCGTGCTGTGCGTAAATACCCTCCATCAGGGTACCGGAAGATAACCGCCTGGCATCAGATGTCTCGGCCATCCTGGTGGACTTGGTCTGCTTCTTGACCAGCTTGCCCTGCTTGTTGATATAGGACTCGCCGGTCTCCTCGTAGACCTTCTTCCCAGTCTTGGGATCATATGGTCCACCCTTCGCTGCGCTACGGGGCTTGCGGTGGGGGACGTACTTGACACCCTTGGACCTGGAAATAAGAGTAGCCGCACCTTTATCGGCGCCGCCCTGGTACTTCCGCTTGAGAGCGGCGATGCCATTATCAATCTCGGACTGCTTGTAGTTGAGATTATGCTTCTCGGCATCGATGACCACCATGGAATGGCGGACGGCCCGGGCCAACTCATCAGCACTGGCGCCCTTCAGGGTCATGTCCGTAATAAGATTGGACACCTTGCCCATCTGGGTCTGAGTATCCGACATCCGCTTCATCCCCTTGTACCCGGGATATGTCCTCTTGGGCTCGAAACCCTTGAGTCCCTTGAGGGGAGCGGTCGATCGGATCCTGGTCTTCCCCTTGTTGGGGATTACCAGGACGGAGTCGCCGTCAAAATCAGCACCGCTAAGGCGCTCAGCGACATGAGGATGGATCCCAATAGCATCCCGAGCATTGCCAAGAATATGTCTCGACTTCTTGCCTCGGTTGTTAACAGTGAGCGTAGGGATCTCGAAAGTCCCGCCATGAGGATAACGCACAAGACTAACAACGCTACCGTCAGGGTAGTTAGGAGCATATACCTCGCCCTTCTTGAGATGGGGCATCGGCAATATGACCTGAGAAGCCTGGCCGGGCAGAGCCTTCGCCTTCAGATGAACCGCAGCCGAGTCGCAGTCATCGGCCAATGACATGAGCATGCGCTTGCGAATAACGGGATTCGTGAGCGACATGATCTCCTGCAACTCCTTGCGCTTACCATCCCTGGTGAGCTGGAGCTGCTGCTTGGCCAATTTGGGTGACTGCTTGGATAAGAACTGTGAGGCCAGGGACTGGGACCAGGAATCCCACTTACCCTCCTCGTTCACGATATTGAGAGCGCTCAGTTCCTTCTTGCCGGTCTTGGGGTTCTTGAACATCCTCTGCTTGACAACAGCACCGAACGGATTATCGGGGTCATCCTTCATGGGCTTGAGGACCGTGTGGTCCTTGTTGCCCATCATGGGTGTACCCTTCTTCTTGTTGGTGTTGAAGACGATGTCCTTGCCCTTCGGAATATCATCCGAGTACATGGCCATGCCCTTGAGGTAGTGCGTTCCGTCGACGGAAATGCGCACCTGGGCGTAGTTGGAGCCACCGAGGCTGAGCTCTTTGACTCCACGGCGCATCAGAATAACGCCGTCCATGTCGGTTCCGCCGTCCTCGGCGTACTTGACGCTGACTCTCTTCGAGGATATGGCTCGAGGAGTCTTGAGGCCGGTGGACAATATGCCCTTCTCGTCAACAACGACACCCGGAGTGCGGATCTTCTCCCTGTGGGCATGAATATCCGCGGCTTTGGTCCCGGGAGGGGCCAGAACCTTGAGAATGGTGTAGTTATCGCTGTTGGCCTGCTTGACCTTGACGTCGTGGGTGGTATACCCCTGGGCTTTGAGAGCCTCGACGGCGGTCTTCAAAGATGTCGACGAGCACTGGAGGTTCTGCTCGACCCCCAGACCGTACTCGATGAACTTCTTCTGCTTCACCTCATCGGCCAATATGTCCTTGACCCGGGTGATCTCGTCCTTGCGAAATGACGCGTTGGGCTTGAGAAGCTCACGGACGCTGGACTCGTTGAGTCCCATGCGTCGACCGATCTCCGTGTTGGGTAGACCTGCGTCCTTCATCCTGGATGCACGAGAAATATCGCCGGCCTTCTTCTCGGCACGGGCGATGCTGTTCAGAGCACGGTACTCGGTGGTGCTCATGCCCCAGGCCTTGGCAATATCGACCTCGGACATGCCCTGGGCCTTGAGCTTGTCCCTCTCGGCGAGGAAGCCCTGAGCCGACTGATATGGATCCTTACCTGAGCCCCAAGGGTAAGTAACGACCCGAATGGCGCTTGGTGCCATAGTGCATCAGCTCGTCACGAGTCATGGGCCTCACCTCCTCGGAATCCGAATATGACCATCTCAGGCGTCCTCGGACTTGATCTCCTCGATGAGTTTGTCGAACCATGTGATCTTGTCCATGATATGGGCGATGTCATCGGGCTGCGGCTTGTCGACCAGGATATCGTCATTCTGGTAGATGCGAGTCTCGAAGTCGATCTCACCGGGCAGCTTCTCGTACTCCAGGCAGAACAGGGCTGCGTAGATGTGGAGTTGGACCATGTTGACACGCGTCACACCAGTCTTGAGGTCATGAATACGAAGAAGGCGCTTCTTCTCGTCGAAGCCGATGGCGTCGGCGGTCCCGAATGCGTTCTCGCTGTGATATAGCACGACCTCGGGATCAAGGCCGTAGCCAATGGCGTCGTTCACGTAGGCGTTGAAGGTGGCCTTGTTCCTCGGCATCCGCAGCTTCAGGCGAATATGCTCGGCGGCCAGGGCGTGGAGCCTGGTCCCCATCGCAGCCGCCTGGGCCGTCCGGAATGCCTCGCCCAGCTTGGCGTCGTCGTAGTTCACCCAGCTGTGCTTGCTGGCGCTCAGAAATGCGTGGAGGCCCTCCAGCCTCGAGTGCGTGTTCCAGAGCATCAAGCGTTCCTTTCTCGTTCTCCGGGTATATGAATGAAGCGAAGGACCACTGGTCGAGCTTGTCGACGAAATGGTCCTGGTTGGGTCGGTGCGGAGCGTCCTTGCTCCGCTTGACCTCGAGAGCGGCCCACTTGGATCCGAATATGATGATCAGGTCGGGTATGCCCTGATTGTGGTTCGGGTCGTTCTTGAGGATGAGGCAGCCGGGGAGGCGATCCTCGATCCTGGATATGAGGCCACGCTGGTAGTCTCGTTCGAGCATGGGGTCTATCCTCGAGTCAAGAATTATACCCACGGCTGATCATGGCGCAAGGTCGGTGCTCGTCAACTATGTAGTGATTGAGTGAACTTGCTGGTAGCGTAGTTGTGATCGGCCGTGGGAGGCTATGTTGAAAAAGAGGGTCCAAAATATGGAGGTCCCATCTCCTTCATTATGATCGATGTTCGCGACGCGGTCTATTGTACATGCACTGATCCCCGGACTCTGAGGACTTGGGATGCAGGTCCAGCCGGTAGAAGCCTCGCCAGAGCCCATACCCCTGCCACAAGTGACTAGATCCACAAGTACAAGACCCGCCTGTCAAAAAACCACTTTTTCCCTTATACTCGCTATATATATAGAAAATTTACTCAACTGCTAGCAACCCGGATCAAAACTGGTAAACTGGTCATAGAGGGTACAAAACGTTGCAATTCCAACGAAAAGTCCTGACCAGTTTTGTGACCACCCCCGGTTCAAAACTGGTCAAACTGGTCAAAACTGGTCAGATTTCGGCCCACAAGTACACTACTGACCACCCTCGTTTTCAAAACTGGTCAGAAACTGGTCACAAAACTGGTCATAACATCAGTCACTCCCGTCACACAAATAACAGAATCGTTGCCCACCCGTCATACCAAGTGGTACAACGGGTGGTACAACAATCAGCTCAAAGAGTCGTAAAAACCCCTCTCATTGAAGATCTCCTTGACCCGAATCGCCCTCGAAATGGCCTGATCGATGGGTGACTGGCTCTTCAGGTAGTAGTAGTTCAGGACTGAATAAGGAGTGTTCAGCCTGTCGATTCGCCCCTCGCACTGCTCCATGACCTTCCACGAGTAGTTCTGGGAGAAGAATATCATGGTGTCGCAGGTGGTGCAGTTCCATGCCTCGGCCCCCGCAGTGTACTGCACTAGATACACCCAACGAGAACCCTCCGGCAAGGGTTCGTGCTTGTGACCATTGTACTCGGCGACGGGGACGCCCAGAATATCCCTCAACGACCGCAGCATGAAGAGCTCGTAGTCGAAATTGTAGAAGACTATGACACGAGGATGGACCTCGCACAGCCCTCTCACCGCCTCAAGTCTCACAGGATCCTCATTCGTCACTCTTCTCAAGACATGACAGAGGCCTCCGGCGTTCTTGATGGGCTCTTCCTTGTACGGATCGAAGCGGTACTTCTGAATCGTACGATATGGCTTCTCCTCATAGGGGACCGGAACGTCCTGACGGCGCTTGATCGTCTTCTTGACGAATGGCATGTCCACAAGGATCTTATTCCGAAGCTTCAGCAGCTTCCCCTGCCCGAGATATCGCTCGAGACGCGGATAGCCGGCGCGATAGTTGAACTGACAGTGCTCCCTCTCGAACTGCGTGCGGTTCTTGAAGAAGCCATTGGCTATGAATACCGGGCAGTAGTCCAGCCAATTATCCCCGGGAGTGCCCGACAGCATGATCCACTCGTTATTGCGAGCCATCTTGACGAATGTCTTCGCCCATTTGCCGTTCCCGATGGCTCTCTGCTCATCGAATATGATGAAGGAGTCACGGATGTTGCTGTAGTTGCTGATGTTATTCCAGGAATCGACCGTTGTGTAGTGCGTGAGCCCGTACATGGCCACATCACCCTGCCAGTCGAGGTCGTCCCTCTTCCGAGCGGTGGTGATTATGACCAGACGGGGCCCCTCGGCGAGCCTGCGCCCCAGGTCAGCCGGATGCCGCACCTCCAGCACTCTCTCGACGTAGTACTGGAGGGCGACAACCGACTTCCCCGAGCCCGGCTTCCCAGTCAATATACAGCCATTTCCCAGGTTCTTCACAGCTTCGACCTGGTGAGGCCACAGATCAACCGGGCCCAAGGTTCAGTCTTCCCTGGCCTGAATACCGATGAACGGCATGTTGATCGTCATGTACTCGATGTCGAGTCTGCTGCACAGCACGAGATCTTGAAGGTATGGCATAATGTAGTCGATTTGCTCTGCCTCCTGTTTCACTTCCATCAGACTCTCTCGGTCTGGATGTAGACGAATGGCGCGGTCATGGTCATGGATCCGATCGGAAGCTCGTCGAATATGATCTCGTCGGTGATGCAGTCCCTGATGGATACCACGGCACCGCCGTCCTTCGAGAAGGTCCGTATGTCGTAATGACCCTCTTTCTCGTGGACGCGCTCAGCTCCTCGAATGACGGTCAGAATGATCGGTTCCGCGGGCGTCATGAATCCCTCTTCTCCTTCGGTACGAAATAAATGGTCGTCAGATGATTGACGTCGTCCTTCTGCTCCCACTCGAGAGCCCGGAACGTCATGATCCTCCCATCATCAAGACGGAAATGCCACACAGTCCAGCCGGTGTCGGGTTCGTACTCCGCCCATCGCTCGGTGAACTCCGCCTGCTGGACCTCGGTCCCGTACTCCCAGATCAGGATATACGGATCATGCCCATCGTTGTGCGGACTCTTGTACTCGCTCACCACAGAACTCCTTGGTAGATATACTCCCACTGGCGTCTCTTGGCGTCCCACGCCCTTTTCATCGAGTCACTGTGGGACTCCAGGAAGAGATTTGAGAGCCTGTTGTCGGTCCGGTCTCCATTAATATGCGCAACCCTCTGCAAGGGCTCCAGAGGGCCGTTGAAGGCCTCCCAGACCATCTTCTGGACGTACTTCGTCCGTCGAATCCCACGGTTCCATATCGTGATCTGAACGTACCCGTTCGGCCTACGATATGGGGCCAGGATCTGACCCGTCGATATACGTCGAACCCTCCCGAGGTCGCTCACCTCGATGTCGTCGATGACCGAGTCTCGGAATGTCTCACAGGACGACTCGGCAGTGCTGCGGGATACCACTCTCGACCGCTCCTTTCACTCCGTCTTTCATGCGGATATAGTAGTCGATCGGCATGAAGCCGTTCTCGTCCGGGTCCCACCTGCTCCTACGAGGTTTGACCGGCTTCTCCTCGTTCTCCCTCAACTCGAGGTTGTCCAGTGAGCAGTTCTCCTTGTCCCCGTCCTTGTAGCCGATATGATGGCCGTCCTGGACCTTACCGTTAAACGCCTCCCAGACGACCGTGTTGAGCAACATGGTTCGAGTCTGACCCTCTGCTCGGAATGAGACGACCATCTGATCGCGATCCTCCCGGAATCGGGTGGCGATCCTGTGGTTGGTGGTGAAATTGATGACCTCAGCGTTCCTGCTGACGCCGAAAACGGGCCATTTCTTGATCGGCGTGAACTCTTCCCTCAGGTCAACCAGCTCGAGGTTGTCCAGGGCGCAGTTCCAGTCATCCCCGTCGATATGGCGCAGCTCGTGCTGATACGGGATCTCCATGTGATTGAAGTGCTCCCAGATGAGCTCGTCCAGCAGACGCATCTGGATCCTGCGGTCGACGAAGAAATGGATGCAGGGCTGCCCGAAGCGGGACTCGTCGATCGGGACGTCCTTCTTCTTCCTCTTGGACCAGATGCGCCCCTCACGGAAGTACCTGTAGGACTTGGTGGATGGTACAGGCTTGCTCACTTCAGGTCCTCCAGAATATCGACGAGCTCTCCGAAGCTGCTCGCCACTCCGATGATGTCGTGGTCCTTACGAATGATCCAACTGGATACCAGCTTCTCCACTGTGAATGCCTTCATGCTCGATCGACCCTCACAACGATCTCGTCGTCCGTCCACTTCTCGCAGACGAACATGAACAGTGGCAGATATGTCAGGTTGTCGTCCAGCTCCGTGACGACCATCGCCGCGTTGGGGTCCTGGTCGGCGATATCGCCCTCGTAGCCGAATGCCTTGATCTTCCTCTTGACCTCACGGCCGTCCTCGAGGATGAGTGTGAATGTCATCGTTCGCTCCTTCTCACAAGTACAATACCGAAAAACAGGACCTCAGTCCTTCTGACGAACCGTGATGGTCCGATTCTCCTCGTCGACGTCGAAGTCGCACATGCGGGCCGGCAGATACGACTGGGATCCGTACCCGTTGTCCACGAGGAGATCCCCATTGTCCTGCCAGTCGACTGAGCCCTTGAGCTCCCAGTGCCCATTGCTGGGCCAGGCGTGGACGAGGACGTTCCACTCCTTCGGCTGGATCCTCTGGGCGACCAGGGTCTCGTTCTCGATGACGTCGAATATGCAGTCGGTGGACTTCATGACGACCTCGCATACGCCCAGGTCGTTGGGTTCGACGCGGACCAACCAGGTCTCCTCGTCGCCCTTCTCGGTGTGGACTGTCTCGTTGATGTCGAATATGTAGGTGCGCTCCCCGGACAGACGGAGGTAGAGTCTCTTGAGCATTGTTCGTTCCTTCTAGAGATATGGAGGGCCCCAGGTCTCCCCAGGGCCCTCCGTGGATATGGTCGTCAGAGGATGGACTCGTAGTGGGCGTGGAAATCGTCGGGCTCCAGGATCTCAATGCTGCCGGAGTTTCTCTTGACTACCCAGCAACCGTTTCGGAACTCGAGATAGGACTCCACGAAGCAATCCTTGGTGACCCACTGCTTGACGGCCTCGAGGTTGTCTTCCGTGACGAATACCGCCTCGAATATGCGAGGCCTGGGCTTGATCAGCCTGACCTGCAAGTCTGATGGGCCCATCAGAACGGCACCTCCTCGTTGTCCTCTTCCTCGGCGTACATGGCCTCGAGCTCGTCCTCCACGATGGTGAAGAAGCCCTTGTCCAGATATGCCGAGCAGAACTCCACTCCGGCACGAGTGCGCCCGTGGTAGGGACGGATGGCGACATCGGCCCGCTCGAGATCCGCGAAATCGAGAGCCCCGACCGTCTGCTCGTTCAGCAGGGTACGAGTCTTGCCCAGGATGGACACGAGCTTGGGCGGACGGCCTCCGAAGTTGACCTTGACCTTGATGAAGGGCAGGGGCTCTTCCGTCTCATCGCGGGGCTTCAGGGTCTTGATGTTGAATCCCTCCCGCTGGAAGTCCTCTACGGCGTCATCCGGGATGATGACGCAGAAGGTGCGGGCGGAGTTGCCGAAGCGGTCCTGGACTCCCGCGAAATTACGGAAGAGGAGCTTGGCGTTCTTGATTGTGTAAGTGTTCGATGGCACGGTTTGTTCCTTTCTATGGGGCTGTAGACTTGAGTAAGTACCTGGTCGACGATATGGGGCGGCGAGTAGAGCGTGTACCTCCTACCGCATGTGCTGCCAGTCATGCTTCGTGTAGTGGTTCTTGGCCCTGTCCTTCAGAACCCCGGCCTTCTCGAGGAGGAACTCGAGGTAGTCCAGGTGCTGGGATATCTGGTTGGCCATGTCGTCGATCTCGTAGAACTGATCGAGAATGGCTCGACTCTGCTCCTCTGGAATGGGTTTGGGTCGCAGCATCAGGAATTCCTCTCGATCTTGACGATACGGCGCTCCTCGAGCTTTTTCAGCAGCCAGCGGGCGTCGAGCTCGGACGAGACGATATCGTACAGCTGGTTGAACCACTCGACCTGCTCGGGGGTGAGGAAGTCGTCGAAGTCCTCACGGAACATGTCGAGCTCGTACTGGAGTGCAGTCAGTCCCTCGTCATCGAAGTCCTTGAGCTGATCCTCAAGACTGTCCAGCATCAAGACTGCGCCGGACTTGCTCCGATAGATGACCTTGAGAAATGGGTACCACCCCGCCTTGGACTTCTCCTTGATGACGATACTGTTATCCTTGAGCTCGTACTCGTACTTCGACTTCTCGTAGATCGCATAGGGCTCCTTCACGGGATATGCGACCATTCGAGAGCCCATGGCGCAATCGACGTGATGGATGTCCTCGACGAAGTAGAGCCAGTACTCGTCATCCGTACCGAGGAGATACCATCCATTCGGTGAATAAGTCTTGCGCTCAGCATCTTCGCCATTCGGCAGGATGACTCGGGAGGAAATGGCCGCCACCCAGAAGGCCTTACCGTTCTCAACGTCATTCTTGCAGATCATCTCAGTCCTCCTTCGGGACGTCGTTCTCAGAAATGACGTCAACGTTGGTGATCCCGACGATGAGGCCCGCCTCCACGAGGCAGTGGACGAGATCCCGCTCATCGAGCTCGGTGCGGCAGATATCGATGAGACCCTTGACCTCATCGTGCCTCCGGGGACCGTGGCTGCTGTCAGCGCACTTCTTGAGCTTCTTGATCAGGTCCTCGATCTCCTCGTTCGTGAGGTTGACCATCTCGGTCCGCAGGTAGCTGCGGTAGCCGCAGAGGATATCGGTAGCGGTCTGGGCACCGTCGTAGACTGACTCGGTCATTGTTCGTTCCTTTCGAGAAACCTAGAACCCGGGTTGGGTTCTAGGGATGAGTTGTTCAGATGGTCTGGTACGAGTCGCAGATGTCCTCGGCCATTGCGAGCATGTCCTCGTTCGTGGCGTCGGGGCGGTACTGGCGGCAGAAGTCGAGTACGGAGTAGTATGCGTACGAGGCAACTGCGAGAGTAACGCCTTTGTCGGCGAAGAGGGAGAAGATGCTCTGCTGGGCGAGGGAGGGGCAGGACATGGTCAGTTCCTTTCTTGAGGGGTCTCATTATAGGCCCTGCCCCTTTCGCGACTCATGCGGCTAGGAAGGTGTCGACGTCCGTCCACTTCCTGATCTGGTCCATGGCAGCATCAACGAGCTGCCTGCCGTATCGATCGTCGTACACGTCGCGCCAGTCTCCCTGGACGTCCTCGTAGTCCAGCCAGAGATAACCCTTGCAACCAGAGACATCGCCGTAGGAAATGAGCTCATTGCCCTCCTTGTCAGTTCTATGATTCTCTCGTACCAGTCGACCCGCTCCGGGAGTACCTGGGATAACAGGAAGGAAGCTCCCGACACGCCCGACGAACTTCCGGTCATCCTCGCCGAACTCGAGGAACATGCGAGTAGTAACCGATCGTGTCTGGGCGACATCCTCGAGATCAAGAGGATCTCCGGAGAATATGGTCTTGAACACGAGCGGCTCCTGGAACTGCTTCCCAGTCGCGTGCCATCCGTCCTTGTCGTGGGCGATGTACACAGCATCATTGGCGAGCAGCATCCGATCATAAGTGGCCTCGTGCTCGAATATGTAGCCGTAGCGACGGCCGAACTCGA